CGCCGCCGCACCGCGCTAGTCAGCCGCTTCGCGCAGCAGCCTTTCCACTTCGCCCCGCATCTCCATGTAGTCGCCCTCGTAGGAGTCCGGCGGCTGCGCCCGTAGACCTTCAAGCGCAGCGTCCAGCAGGCGTAGAAGCTCGGGGCGGGGGAAGCAGCCGAGTTGGGAGAGCGGCGGCAGCTTGGCCTCTGGCTCGACCGAGGGCGGACACTTCTCGACCGGCGCGGCCTCCCAGCCGCTCATGAGATAGGAGGCGATCCACGTTTCGGCGTCGGGGTCGTCGGCGGTGCGTTCGGTCACTTCGCCTTCGATTTGGAGCAGGGTCAGCAGCGTCCCGGCCATCGTCTTCGTCAGCCGTTCCCACCCCGGCAAATCGACTCTCAGGGTGTCGAAGCTCAGATGCGAGTCGGGGCGGGCGTCGAACGTCCCGGCGTCCACCGCGCCGCCGATGCTCTGAACCGCGCCGACCAGAGCGGTCGCGGCGAAGTTCTGCTTCACCGCCGGGGACAGGCTCGCGTACAGCTTGGTCCAAGCCATCGCTCGCTTGACCGGCGCGTAGACGTGTTCGGTCGCGCCGCGCACCGCTTTTTCTTCGACCAGTTCGATCAGCCCGAGTTCGGCCAGCACCTTGAAGTGGTAGCTGACCGTCCCGATCAGCTCGTCCGTCTCGTCTCGATATTGGGAAGGCGAGAGCAACCGTCTCGGGGTGTTCATGCTCATCAGGATCCCGACGCGCGTCGGGTGCCCGAGCGCTTTCGCGATCGCGGTCGGGGCAGCGGTCTCCTTCGGACTCATCGCTCAGCCTTCCTGTTTAGTCGGATTTGTTGTTGCACTCACGGTGGACTCTCCCAACTTTTAGGGTTTCCATGCTCTACGTCGTCTCGACTGGTGGGGATCGTTTTAGTAAACCCGTGCGTTAACGCGAACGCACGGGAGGAGGTGATCCCTCATGGAGAAGACCGAGAAGCTGATTCCGGTTCCGAGCATCGTCAAGGCCGGTTAGTCCAAAAACGGTCCCCGGCTGCGGGAGTCGGGGACCTAAACCCAGGCCAGCAGGCGCACCGGGTCGGGCTTGACCTCCGCCCTCTCGCAGGCCATCGCGAGCGCGACGACCGCGTCAATCTGTTCGTCCTTGCCGAGCTTGTCGATGCGCCAGCCGCGACCCGTCTTCCGGGCGACCGTGGCGGCGATATGCCGGTCAAGCTCGGGGTCGCCGGGGTGCGTCAGCTTGCCCTCCACGATCACGCGGTGAAGGTTCTCCGAGGCCGCCGTCATGCGCGAGTGCGACTGCGGGAACTGGACGGCGTTGACGCCGTGGTCGCGCTCCAGGCGAAGCGCCTCAGCCTGATACCGCCACGGGTCGAAGGCAAGCTCGACCACCGAGCGCCGCCCCGCGATCTCCAGCACCCGCTCGGTCACTTCCAGCACCGCGCCGTCGCCCTGGAAGATGTGGACCTCAGCGACCCGTAGGTCGGCCGTCACGCCGATCAGCGCCGAGGCCGCGCGGCTGCCGCCGATATCGACCCCGAGCCAAACGGGCTCGCCGGCGGCGTCGCAGTCGCCCACACACGCCGCCCACGCTCCGGGCGGCAGGAACCGGGTCGCGCCGACGCCCCACCTGCAGCAGTGGAATTGAAGCCACTCGATTTCAGAGACCCGCTTTCTCTGCTCGCGCATTTCCGCAGCGGTGCGCAGCGGGTTCACGGCCGCCACGGCGGCGAAGTCCTCAGCATCGGCGTCGTCGGGCAGCGACCACTCCAGCCAATGAAGGCCGTCGCCCTTCGCCTCCAGCACCGGCCCGACGCGCTCGACAAACGGCGAAGCCTCAGCGCGGGCTCGCAGGCGACCGAGCGGAGAGTCGAGCGAGTCGGCGCTGACCGAGATACCGAGAAAGCGGCACTCAGGCACCTTCAACATCGCCGTCAACATCGCGCCCAACAGCGTCGGCTCGCGATCCGACCACGCCCAAATCTCGTCGCCGATGATCAGGGTCGGGCGCGGCCAGCCGTGGGCCCTCCCACCGTCTGAGGCGACGACCTGGAGGACCGCCGCGCCTTTCGGATCGTTCGCCCAGCGCAGCGCGTCGGTCCGCCACACCACGCGCGAGCGGATCGCGGGGTGGCGCGAGAGCGCCCGGACCATGTTGCCGATCACCCGCGCCTGATCGCGGGAGGCCGCGCCGATGTAGACGCCCGGGTCGGGGGTCGTCAGGACGTGGTGAACGGCAAGTAGCGAGGCCGTCGTGGACTTGATCGAACCGCGCGGGAGGATCGCCACCGTCTCGCGCTCGGGACCGAAGAACGCCCGCGCCAGGCGCTTCTGGAAGGGCAGAAGATCGACCCCGACCGCGCGGGCGAAGGCGTAGAAACCGCGTAGTCCCGGCCTGAAATCCACCGATTTCATGGTCAGGCTGGGCCGGGGGTCTACCCCCGGTTTTACTTTTCGCCCGCCAAACCCGCTTAGAAAGCGGGCAAATCCCCCCGAAAGTTTTTCCGGGGGTTGGGGGTGAAACCCCCCTTAAAAAATGGGGGATGAAGGTACTTCCCCGCCGCCGCCGCTCCGAGGACCGCGACCTGACGCGGGATTCCCTCCCTTCGGTGATGCTGCCGGACGCGACCTCGCCGGACTCGCCGGGGGTCCGCAACGCGGCGGGTATCGCCGACGTGTTCGCCTGCGTCCGCGTCCTCGTCGACGGCGCGGAGATGGCACCGCTTCACTCCTACCGCGCCACCGACACGGGCCGCGAGCGGGACACCGCCACGCCGACCGCCGCCCTGCTCGAGCGCCCCGCTCCCGGCGTCACTCAGCCCGCCTTCGTAGGTCAGCTCGTCTCCAACCTCGCCCTGTGGGGCGAGTGCTTCATCGGCATCTACTACGCGCCCGACGAGTCCGTCGCGCAACTCGGGGTGCTGCCGCCCGACCGCATGGAGGTCGAGCGGATCAGCGGCGAGCCGCGCTTCAAGTACCACCAAGGCGAAGGGCGGATCGCCGAAAACCTGACCCTTGACGACGTGATCCATATCCGCTCCGGCTTCACGCTGGACGGGCTGCGCGGCGTCTCCCCGATCACCCTCTGCCGCGAGGCTATGGGTCTCTCCAAAAGCCTCACCGATGCGTCGTCTGCGCTGTGGGCGAACGGCGCGGTTCCCGGCGGGATCCTGACCGTTCCCGCTGGCGCTGGCGGCGACGACCAGGCGCAAGCGCTCGCCGATGGCTGGAGCGCCCGCCACCAAGGGGCGAAGAACCGAGGCCGCATCGCCGTCGTTACCGGCGACGTTGATTTCAAGGCGGTGTCGATGCCGCTCACCGACGCGGAGTTCATCGAGACCCGCAAGCTCTCGACCGCCGAGATCGCCCGGATCATGCGCGTCCCCGTCTGGATGATCGGCGCTCCGGTCTCGGATTCCAGCCTGACCTACGCCACCGTCAGCGAGCAGGCAACCGCCTTCATCAAGTTCTCGCTCGGTCCCTGGCTTCGCCTCATTGAGGAGGGACTGAGCGCCAACGATCAGCTTTTCCCCCAGCCCGTCAACTACTGCCGCTTTTCCCTTGACGGGCTACTACGCGCCGAGCCGCAGGCCCGCGCCGCTTTCTACACCGCCGCGCTCAATTCCGACACGGGGTGGATGACCCGTGCCGAGGTCCGGGCGCTGGAGGACCTACCCGCCGAGCCACAGGAGGCCGCAGCATGACCGTCAACACGAAACCGAAAGCCGGCGAGGTCGAGCAGCGCTCCGCACCCGACGCCGCCCTGTCGATCGAGGGCAACCGCCTTCACGGGCTGATCCCTTACGGGGTCGAGTCCCGCGATCTCGGAGGCTGGAAAGAGGTAATCGAGCCGGGCGCTTTGGACGCCGCCGATATGAGCGACCTCGTCGCCACCCTCAACCACGCCGGGGTGCCGCTCGGTCGCTACGACTCCACGCTGACGGTCGAGAGCCGCGACGACGGAGTCGCTTGGTCGGTCGAGCTCGGGGACGGGCCGACCGCTCAGGACGTACGCGCCGCCGTCGAGCGCGGCGACTTGCGCGAGGGGTCCTGGCGCATGGTCGTCGGCAAGGACCGCTGGACGGGCACCACCCGCCATATCACCGAGATTCGCTCGCTTCGCGACGTGGCCGTCGTGACCACCGGGGCCTACCCGGCCGAGTCAACCCGCGTCGAGCTTCGCGAGCGCCCCGAGCCACCCACCCCCACCACCACCGAGGAGGAAGTACCCATGAAACCGAACCGTGAGAACGGCGGCGGTCTCGCGGTCGAGGACCGCAACGACACCGGCGGCGCAGATATCGAGAGCCGCGTCTTCGACGCAATGCGGGCAGTCCCGAAGGGCGCGAAAGTCGAGAGCCGCGACCTCACCCACGCGACCGCCGCGCCGGTCGAGCCGCCTGAGCTTGCGACCTACCTGTGGGACCTGCTGCGCCCGCAGAGCATCGTCCTCGCGAGCGGCGTCCCGATCATCCCGACCGACCGCAAAAAGGTGTCCTGGCCGACGCTGAAAGCGGACATGGCCGTCGCCTTCTACGGCGAGCTTGAAGAAATCGTCAAGGACGAGCCCGAATTCGATGATTTCGAGCTGGAACCGAAGGCGATCAAGGGGCTGGCTAAGGGGTCGTCGGAGGCGTTTGAAGACTCCAACCCCGACCTGCTGCGGATCGTTCAGGAAAACCTGGCGAAGGTGATGGGGCTGAAGTTCGACGCTCAGGCGCTCGCGGGCACCGCCGGGTCCAAAGCCTTCGACGGCCTGACCAAACTCGCCGGTCAGGAACTGGACATGAAAGAAGCCGCCTTCGCGGACTATGACCCGATCATCGCGGCGGTCGGGCTGCTGGCCCAGGCGCAGGTGCCCGGTCCCTACGTCGTCGCCATGCACCCCCGCGTGGCTACCGCGCTCGACCGGCTCAAGGAGTTCACGACCGAAGAAACGAACGTGCCGCTCTCGCGTCCTGCCGGGCTGCCGGGCATCTTCGTGTCGCCGCAGTTGCCGATCAAAACGGCGAGCGAAAAACCGGACACGTCGTCGGTCGTCGTCTACGCCCCGAAGTCGCTGGTATGCGTCCGCCGCCGCGAGGTGACGATCGAGGTCGACCGCTCGCAGGAGTTCGACCACGATGCCGTCTTCGTCCGGGGTAAGGCGCGGGCGATTCTCGGGACCCAGTACCCCGAGGCCATCGTTCACGTCAAGAACGTCAAATCGCCCGCGATCACCCTCTAAGTCTTGGCCGGGTTCATCAACAACCCCGGTCCCCAGCCGTCGGGCGGCTCTCCGTCTGCCCGACCCGCTGCGATCACCGCGCCGCCCTCGTCTAGGCATACCGGGGG